GTTCACAGGCAACAATTCGGTAACCGAAGCAGATTCAGATCATAAACAAGTCGTTGGGGTTAACACCACAACTGACCAAACGATCTCTGCAACAGGTTCATCATGCGTTGCAACCATTAACATGATTGATTCGGCAGTAGAGTCAGCTAAAACGCTTGAACCTATGATTCGACCAATCAAGTTGAAAGGCGAAGACAAGTACGTTATGTTCTTCCATCCTTTCCAAGTATTTAACTTACGAACCACATCTGATACAGGTCAATGGCTTGACATTCAAAAAGCTGCTGTACAAGGACATGGTAAGTATGATTCTCCTATCTATACTGGTGCGATGGGCGAATACAATGGCGTAGTTATTCACGAATCAAGTCGAGTACCAAAAGGTCATACCTCTGGAACTGAAAACGCAAGTGTACGAAGAGCAATCTTCTGTGGCGCACAAGCTGGACACATAGCGTTTGGTCAGGGTCATGCACCAAGTAAGTATTCTTGGGTTGAAGAACTGTTTGACTATAACAATCAACTTGGCGTTTCGGCTGGGTGTATAAGCGGACTGAAGAAAGCTATTTTTAATGGCAAAGACTTCGGAACTATCGCTTCATCATCTTTTGCCGTTGCACACTAATAGGGGGGACTAAGTATGCCTACACAAACTGGTACTGCTGTCGCTTCTGGTGTGATGCCAAAGGCGGTTCACGCTGGTGTAAATAGTGTAAGTTTCTCTTTCGACCAATCAGGAACTTCTACTGAAGCATCAGCTACAACATTTTTAATGGGTAAAATACCATCAGGTTCTAGTATTCTTGATATTATTCACAAGACTACATATCCTGGCTCTGGTGCTTGTCCTGCTGACGTTGGTATTACCAACGCAACAGGTTCGCTATCAGCTTTAGCTTCTCAACTTACTTGTACTACAGTAGGAAGAGCAGCAAAGGGTGTTCCTTATGATGTTGATGCTTCTCAAACAGTAACTGCTGGTTATGAAACTTTAAAAGTTACCATAACTCCAGCTACTGCTACGACATCTATTGCATTAAACACAACTGTTTTATATACAATGGACAAGTATGAGGGCTAAATAGCTTTTTGCTATATGGAAAGGGGGCGTTATCGTCCCCTTTTTTTTTAATGCTTATACAGCGATAAATCCTAAGGGTACGTTATGACATTACAAGAATTATTTGATGAATCAGTTTCTCTTATTGAAGAGGACTTAGAAAAAGCAATAGGTGGTTTTCACTATCTATTAAACAATGACCCCAATAGTAGTGCTTTAGTTTTTTATATTGGCACTTGCGAAATGAAAAGGGGTAATTTTGGTGCTGCTGTAAATCTTTTAAAACTTTCCACAACGATGAAAGGAAAGCCTTTTCCAGAAGCGTGGAATAATCTTGGTTGGTGTTACCACGAACAAGGTTTAGTTGATAAAGCTGATAAATGTTTTCAAAAATCATTGGAATTAAAACCAGACTCAGCAGATATACATAACAATGTAGCTAGTTGTTATGTTAATAATGGCACACCTGATAAAGCAATCGAAATACTTAAAAAAGGATTAAAGCTAGACCCAAAACACAAACAAATTGCTTGGAATATAGGATTAGCATATTTAGAAAAAGGTATGTGGACAGAGGGTTGGAAAGGCTATGATTATGGTTTAGAGTCAGGTCACAGGACAAGACGTAATTACCACAAGGATGTGGAGACTCCCCTATGGAAAGGGGAAAAAGGACATACTGTTGTTATTTATGGGGAACAGGGTATTGGCGATGAAACAATGTTTGCTTCTATCTTACCTGATGCAATAAAAGATGCAGATGTTATTTTTGATTGTCATCCTAGATTAGTTAATATATTTAGAAATTCATTTCCTGATATACCTGTTTTTGGTACTAGGAAAGAGAAAGAATTAGATTGGTGTAATAAAGAAAAGATTGATTCATGCTTACCTATTGGTTCTTTAGGTGGAATGTATCGAAAAAAGTTAAAGGATTTTCCAAAGAAACCTTATATAAAAGCAGATGATTTTCTTGTAAGTAAAATTAAAGAACGTCTTAACACAAAAAAACCTATTGTAGTAATACATTGGAAAGGTGGTACTGCTAAAACTAACAAGGATTTCAGATCAGTTGGTTTAAAACAATGGAAACCTATTCTTGAAAAAGATTGTGAATTTGTATCTTTACAATATACCGAAAATGCACCAGAAGTTGTTAAAATGGTTAACGAAGAATATGGTGTTAATATTCATCATTGGGAAGATGTTGTTGCTGACATGGATTGGCAAACAGCAGCACTTCAAGCTAGTGATTTAATAATTTCGGTTAATACATCTATTGTCCACATAAGTGGTGCTTTAGGTAAAGAGTGTTGGTGTCTAACGCCAACAAGATGTGCGTGGAGATATGGACTCAAGGACGAGCAAATGGCTTGGTATGGTTCAGTAAAACAATATCGAGAAACAAATGGGTGGACTCCCATCATTGAACAAGTTGCAAAAGACCTTGAGGAGAAGTTATGTTAATAACTGAAGAATATAGAGAACTTAATAAACAATTACACAAGGATGATGATACTTTTGGTGTTACATCAAGAAAGTATACAGATTCTATCCTTGATATGTGTAATTCTATTAATGAAGAAGATGTGCTTGATTATGGTTGTGGTAAAGCTGAACTTTCAAGGTTTCTTCCATTTAAAATACAAAACTATGATCCATGTATAGAGAAATATTCTAATAGACCAAGACCAGCTAATGTTTTAGTTTGTATTGATGTGTTAGAACATATTGAACCTGAATGTTTACTCGATGTTTTAGATGATATACATAGTTTATCAAAAAAAGTTGTTTTTTTAACTGTTTCAACAGAACCAGCTAGAAAAGAATTATCTGATGGAAGAAACGCTCATTTAATTGTTCAGGATTATTCATTGTGGTTACCTCAGTTATGGGAACATTTTATGATGGTTAATTACTCTAAAGGTCAATTTGGCTTTATTTTTGTAGGAGAACCAAAATGAAAGAACCTATAAAAGTATTCATTGGTTATGACCACGCAGAAGCTGTTGCTTATCACACTTTATGTCATTCAATAATGACTAAATCATCAGTACCAGTTTCTATCACTCCTATATGTTTGGATAATCTAAAAGATATATTTACAAGAAAAAGAGACAAAAAACAATCTAATGCGTTTTCTTTTTCAAGGTTTCTAGTACCTTATCTTTGTAATTATAAAGGTAAAGCAATCTTTATGGATTGTGATATGTTATTAAGAACTGACATAGCTGAATTATTTGAACATTTTGATTTTTATTATGCAGTTCAAGTTGTTAAACATGATTATATCCCAAAGAATGACAAGAAGTATTTAGGAAACGTACAACACGTTTATGAAAAGAAGAATTGGTCATCAGTTATGTTATTTAACTGTAGCCATCATCATACAAGAAAATTAACTCCTGAATACGTTAATACAGCTTCTGGTCTTGAACTTCATCAGTTTAAATGGACTGAAGAAGAAAGGATTGGAGAGATTCCAAAAGAATGGAATTGGTTAGTCGGGGAATATGGAGTTAATCCAGATGCTAAGATAGTTCATTATACTATAGGCACACCATGTTTTTACGAATATGAAGATTGTGATTATTCGGAAGAATGGAAAGAACAGTATCGTGATATGACCCATTGTGACCAAATATTTATGCCACAAGTAAGGGCTTCTGGTAAATGAGCAGAAGAAGACAAACTTTAAGAGAGAATCAAGAAGAATTACAAAAGAAAAAAGATTATTCTTTTAAGAAAGGAATGAAAGAATGTCCAGCCTGTGGGCTTAGAGTAAAGAGAGGATTACATATTCACATGAAATATTGTGATGAAATAAATAATATTTAACGAGGGTAAGATGGCAACATTAACAGTAACATTAACCGAATCTATATCATTAAATAATAGAGAACAAGGTGCAACTAATTCATTTACTGTGGCTAATGTAGATGAAACATATAAAAGAATTGTAACTTGTCCTGAAGATGTAGATACCACTATTGCTACTTTTCGGACATCAACTAGCACAGCAGATAATGCTTTAGATTTAGAAGACGTAAAATATATTCGTGTAACAAATTTAGATTCTACAAACCCAGTAAATTTATCTTTGCAAGTAGCTAAAGATGAAGATGCTGCTCCTGATGTTTCTTGTAGTATTTTACTAGAAGCTGGTAAAAGTTTTATAATGGGCAGCCCACACGATGGAATAGCTGTAGATGATGATGCTGCTACTCTCATAGATGCTTTAACTGATTTAGAAAGTTTATTAGTTGACCCATTAAGTGAAAACGTACAAGTTGAAGTATTTATAGCGAGCGCATAATTATGAGCGACTATGGAAAAATAAAATCACGCATATCAAGAGAAATGAAACGCGGTGAACTTTCCGTAAGTTCCACCGCAGTTGCTCAATCTGTTATTGATGCTATTAATCACTTTGCAAAAAGAAGATTTTGGTTTAATACAGGATATGAAGAAGTAGTAACAACGCCTGATACTGCAACTATAGGTTCAGCCGTAACTGGAATTATAAAAATAGATTCAATGAAAGCTGCTATCGGTAACAGAGATTATCCTTTAAGTCCTATGACTTATAGAGAAATGGAAAGAATTGATTCAGGTCAATGGGCTGGTTATCCAGAATATTATGCTCATTACAATAATAACATTCGACTTTATCCTATCCCTAATGCAACTTACACAGTTAAAGTCTCATACATAAAAGAACTTACTGACGTAACTCTATCATCAGTTGCTACTTCAACTAATGAGTGGGTAGATGATTGCGAGTTAATGATTAGGAAAAGAGCAAAGGGCGAATTATTTGAAAACGAATTAAGAAATGTACAGGAAGCACAAATGATGTTTCAGTCTGCTGAACAAGAATATAAAGAACTTAAAAGACAAACAGATGGCAGACAATCTGGGCGTGTCAAGGCTACAACATTCTAATGGATTATTCTGCACTAAATCCTAAAAAAAATAATACTAATGGCGCACTTGGAATTAATGAATTTAATAATCTTTTTAGTTCATTCTCCCCTACTGGCGGTACTGATTTAACTTTTAGAGAAGATGAAGATGGCACTACTTTAGGTGCAAAAGGTAATGTTGGGCTTGGTTTTCAACGCGGAGATGTAAACGCTAATGTTAATGCACAATTTGGTTTACCAGATTGGGCTGCATTTCCAACAATGATGAGCGATCCAAATCTTTCTGCAAATTTTCTTGATCGAGCAATATATCAACCAGAAACTGAAAATAAATATTTAGGTGCTGATATTGGTCTTAATACACCTAATTTTAATTTTAATTATCATCAAGTTCCTAACGATATAGATGAATGGAACGCAAGATATAATCTTGGTAATAATTCTAATATTAATGTTTCAAGAGAACCATACATGGGTAATCCAGCGCATTTTATTAAATATAATAAGAGGTTCTAATGTACGTTAAAACTTTAGGTTTTGCACCAGATTTACCACCTGAAACAGCAGGAGTAATGACAGATTGCGATGGCTTTATTCCAACAGCAAGAGGAATGGAAGCTGTAAGTAGTGGAGAAGATGCAAGTCTTGGCACTTTGTCTTCAACCGCTATTGGTCTTGCAACAGTAAGAAGATTAAATGGCACAAGATTAACATTTGCAGGGACTACGACTGACTTATATCATGGCGCAGGTTCGTGGAGTAAAGTAACAAGGTCTAGTGGCGAGTATGCTGTTCCATCTAATCAATATTGGACGTTTGCTCAATATGGTAATGTAACTCTTGCAGCTAATGGCAAAGACCCAATACAAGTTATGAACTCTGGTGATACTGTGTTTTCTGATTTAACTGCTTCTGTTGTTGCTAAAATTGTTCTTGTCGTTAATGATTTTATATTTGCATTTAATACAAATGAAACAACTTATGGTGAGACTCAAGATAGATGGTGGTGTTCCGCTTTAGGAGATCACACTAATTTTACTCCATCTATTCAGACACAATGTGCTACTAATAGATTAACTGATACTTTTGGTGGCATAGAAGCAGCAGCACGTTTTGGTGATGATGTAATTGTTTACAAACCTCAATCAATGTATATCGGAAGATATATTGGCGCACCTTTTATTTGGGACTTTAGAGTTATATCAGATGAAGTAGGGGCTATTGGAGTTAACTCAGTTATCACTATAGGTGATCCCGTACCATTACAATTCTTTGTTGGTTTTGATGATTTCTATATCTATGATGGTTCTCGACCAAGAGTAATAGGACATACTGAGCAAGGCTCAATTATATCAGATCATTTCTTTAACGATTTAAACAACACCCATAGAAATAAAATAATAGGAACACACGATAGTAAAAACTCAAGAGTATTTTGGTTTTATCCAAACAATTCTTCTAGTGGCACACCTAATAAGTTTGTTTGTTATAATTATAGGTCTAAGCAATGGGGGAAAGGTTCTTTAGATGTAACTGCTGCAACAACTTACTTTGGTTCGGGTACAACTTATAATGATTTAGGAACATTATTTTCTACTTACCATGATTTACCTGACTTACCTTATAGCACAGCTTTTCTAGGAACGGCAACTCCTGTGTCTGCTTTCTTTAAACCTAATAAAGTATTCTACCAGTTAACTGGCACACCAACTACAAACTCTTATGTTACTAATAACTTTGGCGAAGATAATAAGATGACTGTTATTAATAGGATGCGACCAAGATTCACTACTAACCCAACTACGGCTACTCAAAAGACAATGTATAGAGATTCATTAGGTGACTCTGATGTAACGCTATCCTCAACCGCTAACCTAACTGATAATTGTTTTGATGTTGTCAATGAAGCTAGGTGGCAATCATTTAAACATGAATATACTGGTAGCATTGAATTAAATGGAATAGATGTTGAGGGACATTCAGGTGGATTAGAATGATCAACACGGAAAGATTCTTTAACTTATTAGCAGACTCAAACTTAGAATTTGACTTACAAAAACAGCTAGTTGAATTAGCTAATGAGATAAATAAACTAAGTGAAGAAACTGATGCAAAACGATACGCATTATTGGGGTCTGAATGAGTTTCTTTCAAGAGAAAAAATTTAATAACGTAAGACCTGATGGTTCAGCAACTGCTGTTACCTTAGTAGCAACTCAAGTTAACTCAACTAGGATAGTAAAGAATATCTTTGTTAGTAACTCAGGTGCTGCGACTCAGTATGGGATTTATCATAGTGCTTCATCAACAGTAAGTGCTGCGCTTTACCACAACGTGGATATAAGCGCATCAGCCACAGCAAAGATTTCAACTTACATACCAGTTGAATCAAGTGGTAGTCCTGTTGTAGTGATAGCTAAGAATCCAACTTTGACTTTTACAGCTTATGGAGCAGAAGTAATAGAAACACCTTTTAACAATTAAAAAAAGGGGTTTCCCCCTTTAATTTTTATTTGGTTCTTTGTACGGACTTAATGTGTAGGCAGATTTTGGTACATTTGTCATAAGTCTAATCATTATTGGATTATTAAACATCTGAAAAATATCAGCATCAGACCAACCATTTTCTTTTGCTTGTTTTCTTAACTTTGATTTATTCATTACAATAACCTCCATCTTTTTATATCTGTAATGC